GAGTGTGTGGAGGCGGTGGGGTGATGTGAAGGGTGAGGGGGAAAGCTTGGGGCGTTTAATATGCGAGGGATAAACATGAATTTAGGAGAGAAGCTGATGTCTAAGGATAAGGACATCTTTAAGCACGAGGAGACAGCCGAGATCAGATCAAAGAACTTATCGAAGCTGTTAGGCGAGGATACCTTCATCAAGTTAAAAGGAATCGACAGCGGGCTGTATACAAGTTTTATGGCGCTTTCGGTAGATAAAAAAGGACGTACCGATCTTACTAAGACCCGTGACTCATTTGCACTGATCGTTGTTGAAGGAATGAGTTATCCGAATTTAAAGGAAGAGCGTCTTCAGGAACACTTTGGTGCGGCCACACCTAAGGAACTTGCAAAGATGATGTTCAAGGGATCCGAGCTCAATGATATTGCAGCCAAGATAGGTGAGTTGTCAGGTTTTGACTCCGATTCTGAGGAGGAAGAGGAAGAAGTAAAAAACTGATAAAGACCGACAGCAAGGTGAGCATCATGTATGCGCTGTTTCACTTACATGGATGGAAACCGTCTGATTATTACAACATGGGACGTGGCGAACAAATTATTACCAATGCCTTTATTCGGCAGGAAGTTAACGACATGTCCAAGGAATACGGGGGATAAGAATGTCAAAAAGAGTTATAGATGCGATCCTCAGACTTACTGATAATTTCACGAATCCCTTGCAAAAATCGGTCACAGCAATGACAAATTGCAGCAAGAGTGCTGTCAAGATAGGCAGGGACATTGATAAGGTAGGACAGACCATATCAGGCATAGGAATGGCAGCTACGGCAGCCGTGACAATGCCGCTGGTAGGCATGGGCATTGCATCAACAAAATCATTCGGTGATGTAGACAAGAATCTGCGCCTTATACAACAGACAATGGGTTCAACAGATGAAGAAGCAGAGATGCTTGAGGCTGCTATAAAAAAGGCTGCCGAAGGCTCTGTATTCGGCATGAGCGATGCGACAGAGGCAACACTTAACTATGCAAGAGCGGGTTTTGATGCATCGGAGACGGCAGCGCTTATAGAACCTGCTTTGTCACTGGCAGCAGGCACGGCAACAGATCTGTCATTGGCTACGACAGGACTCGGCGGAGTAATGAAAGCATTTCAGCTTGATATGAGCCAGTCGAGTCATGTTGCAGACGTATTCTCAAGAGCTCAGGCACAGGCTAATATCACAGCCACTGATCTTATCGAGACTATAGGCATCGGAGCACCGATGTTTAAGACTGTCGGATGGAGCTTTGAGGATATGGCAACGGCTGCGGATCTCTTCGGAGATGCTGTTATTCCGGTGAATGAAGGCATGACAGCCATGAAGACAGGTCTTATGCGATTGGCAAATCCTAAAGAGACCGGAATCGAAGCAGTAGACAGAGCAACACAGGCATTGTTTGATGAAACCGGACAGATGAAATCGTTCGTGGAGACACAAAGTCTCCTGCATGATGCATTTGCAGGGCTCTCACAACATCAAAAGCTTTTGGCAGCGGATACTTTGTTTGGTAAAAACCAAGCTGCAAAATGGATAGCGCTTATTGATTCTGCACCTGAAACGGTCAACAGATACAGAGATGCGCTTGATGATTGTACCGGAAGCGCAAAGAGTATGGCTGATGCTCTTATGTCGGGCACGGGTGGAGCGCTTGAATCGCTGGGCTCTGCGTTTGACGTAATGAAATATAACGTCGGAAAAGCACTTGGATCAACAATAACTCCGTTTATCCAGGCACTTACAAAGCTCATTGTTAAATTTAACGATATGGATCCTGCACAGCAAAAGCAGATAGTCAGATGGGGCATGATAGCATCAGCTATCGGGCCTGTTTTTGTTATATTCGGTAAATTAGTATCAATGGGTGGCAGGCTTGTTATTGCATTTAATAAGGCAGGTCTTGCAGTCAAGGCAGCCGGCAGCCTCATGGGGCTTATAGCATCACCGGCGGGTGTTGTTATTGCAGTTGTTGCGGGTATTGCGGCGGTTATTGCACTGGTAGTCACGCACATTGATCAGTTCAAGGCAGCATTCGGTAAGGTGAGCGTAGAGTGTGCACCTGCAGTAAAGGATCTTACGGAGACTTTCAGAGAGTTCTATGCGACTGTGCAGCCTGTCATATCGATGATAATAAATCTTGTTACGGGAGCACTTGTAGCTGCGTTTGAGAATGCAGGCTTCGGAATATCTATAGTATGTAATGCTATATCAATGATAGTAAGCGGCATAGCCGAGGTGATACACGGTGTAGTAGAGTTTTTTGCCGGAATAGTATCGGGTGACTGGAGCCGTGCTTGTAATGGATTCTGTGAAGCTGTAACAGGTGTTGTGGATATCATAACCGGTAAGCTTGAAGGTATTATCGGAGTGATATCGACTATAGTAGGGGCTGTCAGTGGTGCTGTCGGAAGCGTCATGGGCTTTGTAGACAAGGCTAAAGGCGGAACCGGCGGAAATGATGAGCCTTCGCATGGAGGAAAAGGCAGAACATTCGGTCATAATGCATTAGGCACTACAAACTGGCGAGGAGGACTCACATATATCAATGAGCGCGGCGGTGAGATCATAGATCTTCCGAGAGGCACAAGGATATATCCGCATGATGAGTCGTTGACAATGGCAAGGCAGGAGGGCTTGAACGCATCAAGCGGAGCGCCTTCGGTATTAATATCAGGCAATACATTTAACGTGCGCTCTGAGGCTGATATAGAGCAGATCGGCAATACTATAGTCAGAAAGCTTCAAAACGCACGCAACAACAGAGGAGATTGGACATTTAATGGAGCTATGGCTTAGAGGAAGTAAAAACATACGTTTTCCGGTCTTGCCGTCAGAATATACAGTTCAATCGGCTCAGGAGAACACAACAGTAAATGTGATCGGTCTCGGCGAGGTTACTCTTAAGGGGAAAAGGAAGTTAAGGACAATTTCCTTTTCTTCTTTTTTTCCGAGAAGATATGACAGCTCGTACTGTGAATTTTCAAGCATCAGATCTCCGAGGTCATATGTTGACAGCATCGAGAAGATCAAGCGAAAAGGCACAGTTAAGCTGATAATCACAGGTACACCTATATCATTCAGATGCACTATAGAGTCATTTGAATGGGGAGAAAACGACGGTACCGGAGACATAGAGTTTACTATTTCTTTGAAAGAATACAAGGCACCGTCTTCAAGCGTATCGTCTGTAGTGATCGGATAAGGAGGAAGCATGGCAAGAGTTATTCCGGAGGTGACAACTTCCGTATATGTGGTAAAAGAAAACGATACTCTTACATCTATCGCAATGCAAAAGATGGGCACATCCGATTACTATGATCTGTATGCACAAAACTATGACATCATCGGAAATAATCCCAATGATCTGAAGGTCGGGATGGAATTAACTATACCGGGGCTTGAACATGAAGCTGAATCTGATTAAAAAAAGCGGACAGGTCTGCAATATAACGAAGGCGGTGACAAAAATCGAGTGGAGCGGCTCGGCATCTTCCGCAGCGAGGCAGCTGTCATTTGACTATGTCAATGCTCCATATGATAATTTCGGACTTCCGGAAATAAGCACCGGAGATATGGTGGCATTCGAGTACGGACAGGCAGGTGAGGTGTTCTACGGTCAGATATTTGGCACAGAGAGATCTTCGGCTGTAGGGACCATAACGTATACCGCATTTGACATGATGAAGAACCTGTTGGAGTCAAGCGGACAGTACAATTTCAAGAACCTGCCGCCTGAGACTATAGCCAAGATGGTGTGTGATGATGCTCAGATACCTATAAGGTTCTTATATCCTACAGGCGTAAACGTTGCATCACTGATATGTGACGATATGACTCTGTACGACATAATAATGGCAGCATATACGAAGGCTCATAAGATTACCGGAGATAAGTATTTTCCGATGATCTACAAAAGAGGTCTTGGCGTATATAAGACTCATTGGGTGGTAAAGGATCTTATTCTTTCCGAAAACAGCAATCTGTCTGAAGCATCTATCGAGGAGACAATGGACAATATTGTCAACAAGGTAAAGATATATGACGATGACGGTAAGCAGATAGGCGAGGTCAAAGATGATAACTCATTAGCATTATACGGGACCTATCAGAAAATCTATAAAAAGGAAAAGAACATAGATCCAAATACGGCAGCAGAAAAGAAACTTAAGATCAAGCCGGATCAGCTTATCAAGATAAAGGCTGTCGGAGATATAAATTGTCTTTCCTGCTACTATGTGACAGTTAAGGACACGTCGATAAATGTATCCGGAAAGTATTGGATCAAGTCAGACAAACACACCTGGGAGAATGACGCTTACACGATGGAATTGGAGCTTTGCTTTGAAGCGGTCATGGATAAGAAGGATGTAGCTGATGATAAAACAGCGGAAACTAAGTCCGGCAGCGGCAAATCAAGCAGCGGATCAACGAGTATAAGCAGTGCATCATCAGGATCAAATATGAAGCCTGTAACGCAGAAACATACAGGATTGATCACTTATGCCAACGGCGATACATCATCGCTTACATGGGGACGCAGCGGAAAAGCCCATGGTGGCGGTGCACGTAAGTTTGATATACCTGACAGCGGTGCGGACAAGAAGATAGTATCCAACAAGGGCGGAGGAACATCAACGGTCTATACCGGCCGCAGTGGAAACGTACATGGCGGAGGAATCAGGAAGTTTAATAAGAAAGGCGGTTCGAGATAATGTGGGAAAATGATTTTGCTGATCTTCTCGGAGGAAGGGAATCGCCCTCAATCAAGCTTGCGGTCATGACGGCTGCGGATAGCTGCAGGATAGGCAATCTTGAACTGAAGAAGGAAGACCTTTTATTTAACGACAGGCTCGTTACACAGGTGTGCACGAAAGTATCCGAGACAGCACCGAGCGGCGGGGGAAAGTGCACCGATAAAAGCTCTTACAGCTCAGCACTTAAAGCCGGAGACATTGTGGCAGTATATCAGCTGTCAGACAGTAAATTTTTAGTATTAGGGAGGATGATAAGCTTATGAGCATTCTTCCGACATTTTGGGAAGAGACGATAGAAAGCTTGACGGTCGTTAACGATACGCTTCCCACAGCAAGGGAATATGGTATCGATTTTGAGACCGGCAAGCTGACTGGCAGCATCGTCGAAGGAACAGAGGCAATCAAGGTGTGGATATGGAACTGCCTGCATACGGAAAGATTTCATAATTCGATTTATTCATGGCAGTATGGAGTCGAATATGAACAGTATATAGGGCAGACAATATCGGATGAACTTTTGATGTCAGATGCACAGATCGAGACTGAGGAAGCTCTTATGATCAACCCGTACATAACTGGAATAAGCGATTTCAGTGCCAAATTCAGCGGGTCAAAGCTTCACATCAGCTTCACTGTGGAAACAACGCTTGGAAATTTGGAGGTAAATACCGATGTCTAAAACGTATTCGGAGATATTGACGGATGCGCAGAATAATATATCCGACAATATTTTAAAGGGAGAGGGCTCGCTTGTTTATAACGTTTTATCGGCAGCAGCATTCGAAGAGGAAGCGTTATACCAGCAGGCAGAATACATCCTGGCTCAGTTAGATCCGGAGACCGCTGACTATGAATATCTTGTTATCCTGGCTAAGCAAAGAGGCATTACTCCGGAAGAGGCAACACCTTGCAAGGTGAAGATAGTAGCAGATGCTGCATTGCCGATAGGTTCAAGGTTTTCTTTGAGTGTATTTAACTACGCTGTCACAGAAATTATCGAGGAGACAACATTTACCTATGCTGCAGTCTGCGAGACGGCTGGATCAGATGCAAACGGATTAATGGGAGAACTAATTCCTATAAGCTATGTACCGAACCTAAATAAGGCAGAGATCACGGAGATATTGATACCGGGATCTGATGCAGATGATAGAGATACGTTATATAAACGCTATAAAGCATCCTTTAATAACCAGAGCTTTGCCGGCAATGCTGCATCCTATCAGAAATACATGAACGAGTATGAAGGCATAGGAGGCTGCAAAGTACATCCGACCTGGAACGGAGCAGGCACGGTCAAGTGCGTAGTCATTGGATCCGATCATAAACCTGTATCGGAATATCTTATCAGTCAGCTTACAGCGGCTGCTTATAGAGATGTTGTTCCGATAGGAGTGGATTGCACTATAGTGTCGGCTGTGGCGATCAATATTGACATAGCTCTTGGTATCACTTATGCAAGCGGCTATAGCTGGGATACTTGCAATGAGGGAATCAAGAAGGTGCTTGAAGCTTATATGGCAGAGATACGTGAGGGATGGGAAGATACAGGCTCAGACGGGCACCTTGTTATCTATCTTTCAAGAGTACAGGCTGCACTGCTTGATGTAGAAGGCGTTATGGACATAACAAGCACTACGCTTAATGGGCAGAATTCATCGCTTGGCATAGGAACAGATGAAGTTCCTTTGCTTGGAACGGTAAGCGAGGTGGTCTGATGGTACCGAGAAAAGTAAATCTCATCCAATGGATGCCGGAGCACCTAAAAGAGATACCGGAATTCCAACAGATGTGCAAGGCTGAGGATATAGAGCTTCAG